CATGGGCCACAGTATCCGGTGGCAGTTCCCTGACTGTGCAAGATGAAGGTAGCTCCCTCTCGACAGCGGCAACAACATTAGACTTTGTAGGTGCGGGGGTAGTTGCGTCAGGGACAGGTGCTACCAAGACAATCACTATCGCTGGTGGTAGCGGTATTACAACTGGCAAAGCCATAGCGATGGCTATGGTCTTTGGATAAGGAATTAAACTATGGCCGCTCCTAATATAGTCAATGTAAGTTCGATTTATGGAAAGACAGCATACGATGTTGATGTTGGAGCATCAGTAAGTGCTGTAGTAACAAATGCTGCTGGCTCAAATAAAGTTCTTAAAATTAACACTTTGATAATTGCAAATATAGATGGAACCAATGCCGCAGATATTACAATCACAGTTAGAAATGCAGCGGGAGGAACCATATATTCCACGCTTGCACACACAGTATCTGTACCAGCAGACTCAACCCTAGTTGTGATATCGAAAGACACCTCTATCTACCTAGAAGAAGATAGGTCATTAGGTCTTATAGCAAGTTCAGCGGGTGATCTTAGTGCAACGTGTTCCTATGAAGAGTTGGATGATGCATAGAAATGGCTTTCAACTACTTTGATAACTCCAGCTTTATAGGTATTAAAAAGCACGACAGAGATACAGGTGTCCAAAGTCTAAGCTCAGAGCGAATAAACTTTGCGCCTACTGGTGGACATACATTCTGGAACTCTGGGGTACACTCATGGATAGCTCCAGCAGGAGTGAGTTTCATTAGTGTTCTATGTATCGGCGGCGGCGGCGGCGGAATGTATTACAACAGTACTCAAGGCACTTGGGCATACGCTATGAATGGTGGAGGTGGGGGAGGACTTGCTTGGGTAAACGAGTTTCCCGTGAATGCTGGACAAGGATATATATGTGTCGTAGGCGCAGCAGGGACAGGTGGAGCATATTCTTCTGGGTCTACTGCTGGAGGAGAGAGTTTCTTTGTGTCCACAACTGTATGCAAAGGATTTGGTGGAAGCCCGGGACGGTATAATCAAGACGTTGCTGGAGGTGGTTATTTTGCTTCTAGCTCATATGGCACATCTGGTGGGGGCAGCGGCGGTGCGGCTGATATGACCAGTGCTTGGTATCAAGGTCCATGTGGGGGCGGTGGTGCGGGTGGATACACTGGAAATGGGGGAACCGGACGGCAATACAATGCATCTGCCACACCCGCAGCGGGTTCGGGTGGCGGTAGTGGTGGTGGCGCAACAGGAGTAACAAAATATTCTAATAATGCCACGCGAGGTTGGATCACAGGTGGCGGCGGTGGAACTGCCATACATGGAGAAGGGACTTCTGGTGCAGCAGGAACCAATGGTGCGAGTGCGGGTGGTGGAGAAGGTTCAGCAGATATACTGAGTAATACTTCATTAGGTTTATACTCTCAGCATTCTACATCAGGCGGACCCGGAATATCATCTGCTTTTGACCAAACTGGTGGTGACTTTGGCGGCGGTGGGGGAGGTAGAAGCAGTACCTACTATGGGGGTTCTGCTGCCTCGCAGAATGGAGGTAAAGGTGTTATCCGTATAATTTGGGGACCGGGAAGAGCTTGGCCTACTACTGGTGATCTTTCTTATGTTAATGAGAGTTTCAACTGATGCGCCGAAACTCTGGATACATTAGTCAGTCCCGCTCTCAGGTGTCTAATACCGAAGCTAAAGGCGTATACGACTTACACGATCAAGTAACGTACCATCGTGCAGGAGAATGGCCTCATACGATAAGATTTACAGACTGTCAGGCGTCAACACTCTCTGCCTCAGAGGGGACAGCTATGAGTGTTACTACTACAATCACAGGGGGCATAGACGGCAATACTATTTCTTATCGTGTGATAACAGTAAGCGGCACTACAATGGTAGACGCAGACTTTAGTGGAATTGTTGTCTCAGGTGGAACAGGAACTATCAGTAACAACGGCACACAGATGATACTTGCATTCACACCTGTTGCTGGAGATGGAACAGAAAATAATACCTTCCGAATAGAGATATTAGACAACGACGGTAATGTGGCGATAAAGGACAATGGGTTTCTCTGTCAAACTCCGACAATAACCTTAACAGATGTAGCGGGTACACCGCATCCATCGGGGCAAGGCTCGGAAGTGCAATGGGAGATTTGGGCAGAAGAAGCTCCATCAAGTAACTTTACATCTAGCACCCAGATTAGCACTCCGTGGGTAGACACAAGCCTACCTGTTGATACTTGGATTTCTGCTTCGGCTGTATCAAGAACTAGCTATACTAATTCTGCTGGAGGTACTGCATACTATTTAACACTCCCTACTAATTGTAACTTTACAACAACTAGTAACACTAGCGGTGGTACAGATATGAACACCAACGCCGGGTTTACTTTTTGGATGTCTTTTGACTCATACACTACTCAAAGTAATTTTATAAGGCCATGGTTTTATAGAGGGATAGCAACTCAAGATGGTACTGTAACTGGAACTACTCCCTCTACTTTATATCAATATTCGGGTCCGTTAATGTTCGCTAACTCATTTAACAGCCGCCTACAACTTAGGAGGCCAGCCAGTAACACTTCTAGTGCAGGGTATTCGTATATCAATAATATGAATTTCGGAAGCTCAATTATATTTAATATTGTATGGAGTTTTAATTTATCTAATGGCTCGTCAAATTATGACTTCTACAGCAAAAACGTCACTAATGGGTTAGTGTACGATAACTTCGTCAACCAAAGTATGTCTTGGAGTGGTAACACTACTTACGGGGTAAAAAATTCAAACGATACTGGAAGGCCGTTTTTCCAAGACTCTATCTATAGCCGGGACTGGTCGCCCAGTTTTAAGCTAATGTCTGCTGGTTGGATAAATACAGAACTCACGGCAGCAGAACGTGTTGCGTTAATAACTGAACTCAAAGCTAGGTACACCTAACCATGACCATGTATTCCTTAAATAAGGCCGTTCCTGTATATAGCCTTCCAGAGAGACTACGTCTTTCTGACAACTCTACGCGAACTGACTCGACTACTTTTACTTCAGAAGAACTTACAGATGCTGGATGGGTAGAGGTAGCAGATGAACCGACTGTGGATGGAAAGACCCATAAGGTCATTTGGACGGGCGAGGAATGGCAGACTGTTGCTTTAAACGCTGATGAATTACAGGTTGTAAAAGTCAGTACGTTAGATGCTTTGCTTAAACAACGTGATCAAGAGATCGAAGAGTTCGAGTGGCGCATACATAGATACCACAGTTTTGAAAGACAGGGTAAAGAGCAGATTGATAACATCACCGAGCTAGACAGACATATGCAAGCCTTGCGGGACTGCATAGATAGGGATGACCCTGATGCAACGGTCTTTCCTAATTGGGAGGTCGGAGAAGAGGTGTAAAGGTGTGATCGCCGTTACATACAAAGTCGGCAGTATCTGGTATATTAGCAGAAGACAGTACCTACAGGCTCTCGCTCTAAAGAGAGCGGGAATATCTAGTGAAATTTTTAAGGGGCGCAGATGGGAGGTGCGCCAATCTAGTAGGTAAAGCCTATGGTGGTCGAGGTCATTGCTGGGATAGCCCTAATGAAACAGGGCGTAAGTGCCGTGAAGGACCTCCTCGGCACCTGTGAGGATGTCGGTGAGATCACTCACCACTTAACGGACATTCTGCGTGGACATGAACAGGTCCAGAAAAAGCTCCATAAAGCCAAATCAAAGCCCTTAACCAAGTGGCAGTTATACTTCAAGCAGACTATCGGTAGGTACTCCGAAGACGAGGCCCACGATTCTCTTGCCGCTATCGCCGCCGAGGTGATGCAGAAACGCCAAGCGGATAAGGTACTCTTACAGGTCGAACGCGCTTGCAATAGGCGGTTCCCGGGAGCGTGGAAAGAAGTCCTAGAAATTCATGAGCAAAGAAAGAAGGAAGCTGAAGAGGAGATACGGGAGCAGAAGATATTAGCAGAGGCCAAGGCGAGGGAGGATCGCGAGTTCTGGGACCATGTGTATCTATGGCTTCTAGAATTCGGAAAGTTCGTGATCATAATAATAATAGCACTGGGCATTGGCTGGTTCGTCTGGACCAACCGCTGCACCTCGGAGAATTGTTAAATGTTAGAAGACCCACGGCTCCTTATCCAAATAGGCTCACTTATCGTAACTCTTACGGCAGGGTGGGTTATGATTCGTAGCTCCCTCGGGACCGCACAACGCGATTTGCGGAACCTTGAGACAACCTTCAAAGAAAATATGAACGATCTCCACGGGCGTGTGGACAAGATAGAACAAGACAAAGGCGTACTAGTCCGACAGGCAGAGGTGTTCTCAAGCATCCTAAGTCCTAAGGAACTACAGACAACACACCGAGAGATGGGAGCGTTACTAAATAGGGTCTCGCACTTGGAGGGAGACCTCAAAGCCTTCAAGGATAACTACGATAAATCCCACAACAACGCGCATAAATATGTGCCACCCCCGAAAGGAACTTAAAATGGAAAAGACTGTGATAGATATGGGGATCGGCGCAACGGCAGCTTCCGCAAGTATGCTCGACTTAGGGACTGGGATCGCCCAGTTTCTCCTAGCTGTAGCCGGTATCGCTCTGGTAGTCGTTCGCTTAATGATTGCTTGGCGCGAGTGGTCTCACAAGAAATCTTCTTAAACCACAAGAAATCTTATGCCCGTTTCTGTCACTGACAATGTCCCTTTGATCTTTCCCAGACAAAACAGTATACTACAGACATAATTTATGTCTGGGTGTCTGGATGTGGCAAACAATTCTTCTCGTTATGATCCTCGGAAAAGGTTGGCTCCCGCTAGAAGATACAGGTGGATTGCACGAATCGCAGTTTGCTTGTTTCAACCGAGGCGCAGAGATGTTGCAACAAGTCACCGCCAAGATGCCGGTAATAAGTGCTGATGTGAAATGTTTGAAGAAACGGGATGATGACGGACGAGGGGGAGAGGATAAAGAAATAGGTGTCTAATGGCACGAAGACGTTCTACCGAATACATTGTCGTCCATTGCTCTGATACCTATGAGACAATGGATATCGATGCT